TATACAACTCCGTTGTAAATAGTGTTGATGTACCATTTACTTGAGGACTTGTTGCATTTGAGGATACTGTACCTGTAAGAAGAGTATTTGCAATTGAGTTGTTTGAATAATATAGATCCTCATTGAGATATACAGTCTCTTCATCTGTTAAGCTACCCACAGAGAAGCCAGCACCTGAACCGGTTCCTATTGTAACTAGATTTGCATATACATTCGAAGTTTGACCATACACAAAATTATATCCGTTACTGGAGAAAACGTTAGATACTGATTTGAGGCCAATTGCAGTACTGTTAGATCCCATCAATACACCAGTAGCTGTTTTATTAGTATATGTACTAATTAAGGCTGTAGTGTTTGTTATTCTATCAGCCAATGCAAAGTCACCAGACGTCACTATCAACAGCATATGTCCATTTGCAACGTACATTGGATCATTAGTGAGGCTTGGACCTGTTGTTGTCAAAGTCAGATGTGTGGCATTAGTAGTAGTAGATACTCGGTATATTGAAGTGCATGACTGGAATCTAATGTAATCACCATTTGCAATCTGCGTATTAAAGCTAGTCTCAACACCAATGACAGTATTTGTCGTGGATGTTGCAGATCCAGTTCCACTTAGTTGGTTTTGTGTTTTACCCAGCACTCTACCAGTTGCCACATTAGCAGTAGAATTACTTCCAGTAACAAGTGTGCCAACCCCAAAAAAAGCATTAGAGGAGTAAAACACAACATTAGCTAGTGGTTGAATAACTATTTCATCAATGGTAAAGTCTGTTATGTAAACATTAGCTGAGGTTCTATTTGCAGTTAGTATAGTTTTTTCAGCAACTACAGGAACAGTTGTGAGTCTGTAGCCTGTACCGCCATTAACCAGAGAAAATGTAACTTTACCAGTTGAGTCAACTATAGAGTCAATTCTAGCTTTACCTTGCTTACCTAACCTAGTAGAAATAATATCAACGACGTCTCCAACTGCAAAGTTTCTTCCAGAATTTTCTACTTGCACCCTCGTAAGAGAACCAATAACTATTGGGCATTCTGATAGATTTCCATCAACAGTAATAATATCATCTAATATGAAGTCGCCTTGCTTGTTGGTAAGCATCAACACATCAAAATGCTTCCCTTTCACAGACTTTCTACCTACCTCCTCAACAAAAGCAGTTGCACCAGAGGCGGAGCCTGTTATCTGCTTTCCTACAAAATCTTTTGTTTTGTCTGATAATGATACCTCTAGATAAACAGGAACGTACCATTCACCATCGGAAGCCTTGATAATATCTTTTCCTGGGAAGTATATGTCGACATCAGATAGTCCGTAGACCTCTCTGAATACCAGCTTTGTACCACGCTCTGTACCTTTAGATCTATAAAAGTCTAACGCATGTTTTACATTTGATCTAGTCTTATCATAAAAAACAGGAGCTTCTGCAAGATACTTATTTTTAAAATGAACAAGAAACTCATCAATTGTAGAGTCTATATCTCTAAACTCTAAAAGGTTCCTTGAATAGAATATAGTGTTATTAGTACTTTCCATCCACCTGTAGTACTCTTTAACAAATTCAACAAACGTCTCCCCATCCTCACTGTAAAACTGAGGAAAGTGATTCTGAACAAGGGTACTGATCGTATCTTCTATTTGTTTCATGGTCTAGCAGGGTTTACTGTTACGTTAATACTACCTGTATTAATAGTAAGAATATATTTTAAATTGGATTGGAAGTCTCGAGTTACTAATTTAGCGTATAGTTTAATACCGTTTCCTGTATAGCTTGAAACATTGAAATTACCAATGGAAATTGTGCCTGTAGTGTAATCAATGGTTCCAACCTTAACTACTTCTACGTGAGCTGTGGTTGTGACATTCACAATTCGTATACTTCCAGCACCATCATCTTCAAGCTGGCATCTCTTCCCATCATACACAAAGTCAGTAGAGTACACGCCACGGTCTGTTAACAAATCATGAGTCTTGGTGGTGGGTGTTGTAATCAAGACTTCTGCACCAAATGAGCGAAAAAAATCATTGTTAACAGATAATGTTGGATTTAAAAGAAAGTATGGGATACACTCTGTATCATTGTTGATGATAGAAGGGGTAACGCTGTCAATATACGAAACAAAATTACTATATCTAAACTTAGCATTAAAGTCGTTCAGATACGTATTGTTGTAGGTTATAATAGCCTGGGTAACTAGAGTTCTTATCTCTTCAGTAGAGAGAGTAGTGCTATTGTAATCATAATTTACATTGGACACAACATCTAAATAAACAAAATCAGGATTAACAACATCCACAGTTATACCAAGAGGAACCTTATCCTCAAGAAATGCTTTGTAAAGGTTCTTGTATATGTCAGGTACACCTTCAGAATTAGTAATATCTACAGAAACAAACACCTTGCCATACTGAGGTGGATCTTCTTTCTCACCACCATAAACAGATATTGCTTGAATTTCCGGAAACTCTCTGAGCAGCAGAGTTTTATAGTCACTCTCGGTAACAGCTCTCTCTTGAGACTGAAAACTTCTTGGAGCATTATATTTTATAGATTCTATAGTTTCAGATACTGATCCATTCACAGCTTCTTGGTTCAATGTAGTTGATATATTTGAATGACCATCTATGCTGCTGTTGTTTATAAAATTATCTGATCCGTTAGGAAGTTCCCCATTACAGATTCTGTACACAACTTCAATGACAGCTCCATCAAGAGGAGATCTACCTGAGGTGTTATCTCCAAAAACAACCTCGTACTGGTTGGTTTCTGCTGCTTGAACAAAGAATATATTCGAGTTTGAGGATAAACCAAACGTTGAAAATGACTGTACATACGTAGATACATTAGCACCGCTGTTTTCTGTAACAGTAATTTCTATACTACTGGTGTCTATATTTGGATTAGTTAAAACAAATCTTTGATTATCAATCACTCCGTTTTTAACAAATGTGTCCGTTACATATACTCCCTCATACAATGTAATGTTGTTAGCATAAAATACACCGCTATTGCTGGTGGTAATTATTGTGCTTTCATCAGTCACAAAGTTGTAGGTATCAGACCCTACTCTTGATGTAAATGAAGTCTTAGATGGAATCTCTACAGAGTCGACAGCTGTAGATGGGGTTATAGCAATGTTAACGTTAGCTTGGGCAGACCTAAACGATCTAGGCAGGTAATTCAATTCTTTGGCATGAGATACCACGCTATCACGTAACTGCGCAGTATCTAAAAACATCTCACTAGCTACCATGTTAAGATAGAAGGTGTTCAGATAGGAGTTATATGCTAACACGTCAAGAAGAACGTTAATATTAGATCCATCAAAGTTGAAGTCTTTATATCTTGCTTGAGAAGTAAGATGATCTTTGAAAGATGTTTTTAAAGCATTAAAATCCAGGTCGACTAGATTAATTGATGAATTTGCCATTTTATCTTATTCTTGAAAGAAGGAAGCTAACAGAGAGAGTTTCTGGTCTATTTATTATGGTAAAATATAGATTAAGATTTACAGTATTGTTATCTGGCTTACCATCCACCACCACTCTTATTACAGACACTCTTGGTTCAAAATTCTCTATAGCGGTTTTAACTTCTGTCTCTATTGTTCTTTGAGTAAACCTGTTATAGTTTTCAAAAAGTACTGAGGTAATGTTACATCCAAATTCCGGAAAGAAAGGACGCTCTCCTTTGCGAGTGAATACTATATTTTTGAGGGAAGTGTAAATTGACTCTTCGTTAGTGACCCTAGCAAGATCACCAGTTCCAAAATTTCTATCAAAGTTGGTACGGAAGTCACTATACCTTTCATTGTATAGCGCTGTTGTTGTAAATTTATCTGCGTATGAAACTGCCATCTATCCTCCGGCAAAAACGTTTGATGATCCAGCAGCAACGGACGTACATCCTGTGATAGCATCACCTACCCTACCAGCACCCTTGTTATTAACAAAAACAGAAGCAGATCCTATTGTTATTGGTGCTGAGTGTGCAGGACAAGGACTACCTGGCAAAAGATGTACTGTGTTTACATCACCTTGCCTGGACCAAGGACGACCATTCACAAAAACATTTCCTGAACCCACTGCTCTAACCATTCCTGAACAGTGTGCAGAATCAGCATCCCCTACTCTTGTTGCCGCTGGCATTAATATCCTTCAATTAAAATATGAAGCTATAAAAGACTGCATTGAATCTAAATCGTTTAAAATCTTATGTGTTAATGTGAATGTTTGTGGTGAACCACTTTTTAAGTTAACAGTAATAGTATACGTTCTCACTGACTGCTGACTTTGATCCTGTTTTAGATCATAAAAATCTTTGTTTGGAGGTAAGTTAGCTATTCCCTCTACTACAACAGGAGTCTCAAGAACATTGCTTGATCCCTTTTCAACATATGTGAGTATGTCTTTGAATGGGTCCCTGTATGAACCAACAATAGAAACTGACGTTTGTCCAGGCGTAATTAATACAGATGGTTCATCGGTGTCTATTATAGCACCAACTGAATCAATGATCTCACCTGTACCAGGAGTTACATTTATTATAATATTTATAGTTTTTGAAGCTCTGGTCGTGTCAGTTATTGTTGTTGGCGTGATTGTTGCCATTATTTTCTCTTTTCATCAACTCTTTCAACTTACAGCTCCACGAATCTATTAATTCATGTTCATCTTCTGTATGAGGTCCTACAGGAATATGAGGATTAAATTCTATAAGGTTTTCAAACGACAAAGGTATATCTTCAAAACTATTATAATTTTTCAACTCACTATTAAGTAAAATTACAAATTTATGCATCAAGGGTTGAAATCTATTCTAGGTGCTACAAACTTCATATTCCCCTTGGACTCCACAGTATACTTACCATCAACCAACATATTCACATTTCCTTTGACACGTACATTAACATTTCCACCAACATACACGTTATTGTCTTTGATAGTGACATCAAACTTATCTTCAACAGACTTAATTACCATTTGGCCGGTATTATCAATCTCAACGTACGATCCAGTCTTATGCATAATGTGGATACGCTCTTTAGAAGGAGTATCATCAATTTCAATTAGATGACCGGACTCAGTTCTCATTACCTTGTTGTAAGGGTATTTAGCAGCATACGGAGAAGTAGGTTCACCTGGAAACGGAGAAGCAGCTGCTATTTTTTTACTATTTTTTAATGCTCCAACTGAATTTTCTTCTATTGATGGCTTAGGAAGCTCGCTTTTTTCATCTGCTCCAAACAATCCAGCCAAAGAACCAAGTATAATAGGAATCTGACAATCGTTGCCGTCTGCAAAAAAACCAAACACAGTGGATCCTACCATCAATCCAAGAGCGCTTATACCAACTCCATCCTTGGTGGTTTCACTAATTATACCAGCACTCATAATAGAAGAGATTGGTGTTGCCCAAGGTAGATGGCTGGTTGGAACATTGACTGTATCCGGATTACCATCATTGGTGAAGGGATGGACATTGTAAATTCTTACACGAATACGACCAATCTTTTTAGGATCATCTCTATCTTCCACCTTACCAAAAAACCATCTGAACCCTTCTTCTCCAAGATAAGCTGTTGTCATGTGCTCAGTGTTCCTCTACCATATCTAATTAGCTCTAAATGAGTATCATACTTTGAATCCACAAGTACGTTTATTGAGTGTCGTACAGAAGATACAAGGTATTTGCCGCTATCAACTTCGTTCTTTTCTTTACCATTTAATAATGCCTGGTGTCTTGGGATATCAAGACTGATAATGCTACCGGCTGTTATTTTAGTATTGCCGGGAATATCAACATACGTTTTCTGCTGAGTTAGTAGATTAGTGTAGCTGTATTTTTCTGCTAGAGAATCGTACATAAAATCTATAGTTGGATTGTTACTATCCTTATACTTAGCAAAGGGAACCATAAAACTTTTACCAGCAAACGGTGCATACTCTTCGTTGATTTTATTAGTCAGTAAAGAGTTGCTTCCACCAGCAAAATCTACAAATGATTTATTACCTGGTACATTTGAAAACACTCTACGTCGGTATCTTTTTGTATTTAAATCAAAATCCGACATTACGCAGTTAAGACCACCCTCATGTAACAAGTTCACAACATCAACAGGAGTCCTGACAGTATAATTGGCAAAAAGATTGTGAGCATTGATGTCAGATATAGTTCCCTCAGATCCTTTGACATTTGTAGATATAGCTTCTCGTTGAAAGAAACTTTGCACTTCTGATGATCCAGCTCCCCCATTGTTGAATAACGCCTCTACAGTTGTAAAGAAGTATCCATACTGGTTTTCAAAAAAGAGTATAGGAGTAGAAACGTCCTTTGCCGATACTGATCGCTGACGAACAAATGATATAGCGGTAAAGGGATTCATGTATGGAATAACTACAACTGGTAAGTCTTTAGTAGGCTCAACATACACTTTACTCTGACTTCCAAGGACCTTACCTATGATATCTTCAATAATATTTTTTGTAGAAGTACTATAACTCTTTGCAACCGTCTTAGCTGAGTTTAGAAGGTATTCACCGCTATACATTCTCATGGTGTAAGTTTTACTACGTAGATTTTCAGCAGTAATGACCCCACCTATTTCTCCAAGCTTCAAGCTGTATTCCAATGGTTGATCATTACCATACCCCAAGAACTTTATTTTGAAGTTTTCACCACCTGATAAGTTCAGCCTTTCTTTGAGATTAGCACCATCAACCATATTAACATCAGCTGTAATATAGGGAGTGTAAATTGACTCGTAGATATCAATAGACTGCACAAAGTTCATTAAACCCTGTCCTATGTCATAGGTAAAATCTTTATTGTTGTTTGATATTGATATCTCTTTAATATCACACTGACTTGGACGCAGAATCATAGCAGCAGCAATTCCTTAAGTTTTTCTTCTATACTTGTTACATACACAGAATCAAGTAACCGAATATTTTTTCTTTGTTCGTTGATTTCTTCTTCATATTCATAATATGTAACTGGTACAAAGTAATTCTGTATTGTTGGATCTATGCTTGTTGAAAGAGTACTGACAGAGGATACAACTGAATTGGCACCGCTAGTTACACCAACAAGGTTGTACGATGTTGTAAATGACCCCTGAATGTTATCAACAACCGCTACGGAAGAATTAGAGAATTTCAGATTACCAAGAGATACTACAACACCACCACTTGTTTGTTTAACTTGCTCACCAACTGTATAAGTTGTATTTCCTTCTACAGCTATGCTAAGAGATAGTGTTTGGTTGGTGACGTATGTCTTATCTTCTCTCTTCCTCAGATATCCTGAGATACTATTGTTGTTTCCTATGATAGGTGACCAAAAGCTTTTTTGCAACTCTGACAAAGCATTGTAGGCAGCAGTTGATAATGAAGTATCGTCAGCAATGTAATTGGATCTAAAGAATTTAATTTTTGATTTTGCTTCGGACAACGACCCGTACTTACTTTCAACAAAACGTTTGAAAGATCTTGTATCCAGTGGCCAGTCAAAATATGGATCAACAATCATGTTTGCGTAGTAAATTACCCAATCATATCCAGGATCACCATAATAAAGATAAGCTAGAGTATCTGCTCTATCACCCTCTACAATAGTATACGGATTGTAGGTGTAATAGTTAGCATCATTATCCTTTTGAAATGCTACTTTTGCCAAAAGATTTTTTACTGTAGTATTGCTATAAGAGACATTGGGGTAATGTTTAAAAAAATTATCAGCCATTATATTGTCCTTCCCCCCTCATTTATTACACCTGGCATACTAGAAGAGACGTTAGTATCTTTACCTTTTATAAAATCAAAATTATTTTCTTCAGTAGGATAAAAATCATTTGCCAACCACACCTCTACTTCTTTAAGTGACAGGGTCATTGTAATAGCTGCTGGATTTGAATCTGCAGTGACTCCAGCAACTTGTGGAGCATCTCTAACAAAGGCTGGGCCAGCTGGGGTGTAGTTAATATCAAGATTGGTAACAACGCATCTTTTAAACTTCTTGACACTTGGGTTGATAGATACCTCAAATATTGCAGGATATTTTAGAATAGATGGAATCTGCTCCAATCGTTCAGGCAACATCTCTCTTCTAAAATAACCTATAATCTTATTAATAGTTTTTGTCTCTTCTGGAGACTCTGGAAAAAATGTCCAAGAAAAACTAAATGCTGGTTTAAATCCCACTCCTCCAAAAATCATAACAGGATATGGATTTGTTGTTACATTTAAAGATGCTTTAGCAGCAGATCCAATAGGTCCTCCAACTCCACTCAAATAGTACGCTCCTACAGCTGCAGCTGCTTCTCCAGGAGCCTTACCAATTTTTTCTAATATCCCAGCTGCAATGTTACCAGCTCTGTCAGCTGCTCCACCATCAAAAAGATTAGCTACTTTTTTTGTGCCGTTGGACGTCATTAATGTGTCCAATGAATTTTTTAAAAATTCTCCACCAAAAAATAATGCCTCTTCATTGTAAGAAGCTCCATACTGATCAGTCACAGATTGAGGGAATGGTAAATACACAGACTTTTCAAAATTAAAAGTTCGCTTTGCCTCATCAGCTCTGGTAGTATTAGCCTTAAACGCATTAAACTCAATATAAAATTCTTCGTTGAGGTCAGGAGGATATACTAGCGGAGATATTGTGGAAAGAAGAGCTGCTCTCTTTTCCTCTACCTTAGTTTCAGGTGGCTGACCGTCTTTACCGCTGGAACCGTAATCTACATTAGTCCCCTTTATCTCTGCCCCATTGTATTTTAATTCCATTTCTTTCCTATGAGTTATAAAGGTACATTTAAACCTAAGAATCCTTTGAAATATAAAGGTAATCCTACCAACATTATTTATCGCTCTCTTTGGGAGTGTAAGTTTATGGGGTACCTTGACACCCACCCCGATGTTATACAGTGGGCAAGCGAGGAATTTGCTATTCCATATTTATCACCAATTGATAACAAGGTACATAGATACTTCCCTGATTTCTGGGTTAAAAAAAGAAATCGTGATGGTACCATTGAAACTGTCGTCGTCGAAATTAAACCTAAAGCACAGACCCAACCACCTAAAGTGAAGTCTAAGATTACTAAAAGGTATTTAGAAGAGGTTAAAGCCTGGGGGATAAATAGCTCCAAGTGGAAATATGCCCAGAAGTTTTGCGAAGAGAAGCACTGGAAATTTCAGATATTGACCGAAAATGAATTAGGTATTAAATAATGGCACAAACTTATCAACAGATGCTCAATCAAGCTATTTCGAAAGGAATGGTCGCTGACGCACGAACGTGGTTTGATACTACTTACCAGGATCTTTCGTCAAAGTCAACAATTAGTATAATTAACAAAGGGGATGATAGACTTACAAAGACTCTTACAATCGGAAAGATGTACCTTTTCCACTATGACCCTAAGCACAAGGCAACTCTACCACTCTATGATAGGTTCCCTCTCATATTCCCGTTTGAGCATGCAGAGAATGGGTTTTTAGGAATAAACTTCCACTACCTTTCTTATACCCAAAGAGCTGTTCTTTTAGACAATCTGATGTCATTATCTTCCGATAATACCTTTACAGATCAAATGAAAATTAATTTGAACTATAGATTGCTCAAAGGAATGTCAAAACTTAAATCGTCAAGAGAATGTATTAAACGCTATCTAAATAGCCATGTAAGGTCAAGGTTTTTTTATATAAAACCTGATGAGTGGCAAAAAGCAATACTGCTTCCACTAGATGAATTTGTTTACAAGAAGAGATAATGTTAGACATTAAAGAATTTAAGTCACAAATCCAGAAGTACGACGTTGAAAGACCGAACCTATTTACGGTCCTTATCAACATGCCTTCTAACGCATCTACGCTGCTGAAATCAGAATGGTCTGAGCTTGGAAATCCCCTCAGTCTTTTTGTACAAAATACCACACTTCCTGGAATTGGCGTCATAACTGAGTCAGTCAGAAGATATGGCTTAGGTCCTTCTCAAAAAATGCCAGTTGGAGTTGCATTCAGCGACGTGTCTGTTACATATATTGCAGATGGTGGAGGAAGAATTTATAATCTATTCTATGAATGGATGGATTCTATAATTCCATCACATAACAAACTAGCTGCACCAGGAAATCCTCAGCCAGAGAGTGAGCTCAAAAACCTATCGTACGTCATGTCTTATCAGAACAGTTATGTTTGTGATATTGTGATAAGCACATATAGAGGAGCTCCTGGTAAATTCACAGGATTTGGGTTGCAGCAATTAGCAGCCACAACAGTCACTTCAGCAGCTGGTGTTCCTTTTGTAGGGTCGCTGTTAAACAGCCAAGGTGCCAAACAGCATCCACTAGAAAAAATTAGAGACGTAACATTATACAAAGCGTTTCCTACAAGCATTAGTGATATGAGTCTATCAGCTTCAGGTGGTGATTCATTTTCAACGTTTACTGTAAATTTTGCGTTTCATAACTGGAGCATGACTAAGTATGATACTCAAGAAGCAAGTGAACCAGCTGGATTGATATCAAGTTTACGTGCAGGATTACGTGGTTAATTATATTTATTTTTAATTATTAGGAGATTAGTATGGCTTTACCAAAATTGATGCACCCAACCTTTGAGTTGATTATACCATCTACAAAACAAAAAGCAAGATTTAGACCGTTTCTTGTTAAAGAAGAGAAACTGCTGCTCATGGCAAAGCAGAGTGGGGAAGAAAATGATATCATTAACGTCATTCAACAAATTATTACAAACTGTGACGTGGATAGTGTAGTAAAAGCAGATGAATTAGCTTCATTTGATCTTGAAATACTATTCTTGAAACTTAGAGCAAAGTCGGTTGGTGAGGAGATTCAAATTGGATACACTGACCCAGAAGATGAAAAGCAATACACCTTCAAAATTAATATTGATGACGTAAATGTTACAGAGAATAAAGAGCACTCAAATATTATTAAATTATCTGGAACATCGGGAATCTCTATGAGATATCCAAACGCAAGAATGCTTTCAGACGTAGTTTCACAAGATGGTGTCGCTGACATACTATTCTATATGATTAGAGGATGCATTGACACTTATTTTGATGGAGACAATGTTGTATACTTTAAGCAGTCAAAACAAGAAGAAGTTGATGCATTTATTGAAGATCTACCTAGTAGTGTGTTGCAGTCTTTTGAAAAGTTCTTTGACACAATGCCAAAGCTCTATCACAAGATAGAGTACACTAATGAAAAAGGAACCACAAGAGAGATTGAGCTGAAGTCTATAGAAGATTTTTTTATGTTGGGCTGAGCCACAGCAACCTAGAAAATTATTATAATATAATTTTTATTTTGGCTCAGCACCACCATTATTCTATAACAGAAATTGAATCTATGATACCCTTTGAAAGGGATATATTCCTTGAGTATATTAAACAGCATATAAAAAACCAAGAGGAAATAGCAAAGAATGGCAGCCGCTGATAAAACCGACAGAAGTTACATAGAAAGTTTGAAAGAGTTGAGATCCATAAGGATACAACAAATCAAGCAGATGAATGCTGAACAGCGCTATCATAGTCTACAATCCGAGTATAACAAACGTCTTCTAAGATACAATGAACTTTTTGTATCTAACATGAAAGATATGACATCTAAGTTGGGTAATGCAATTGCAAATCTATCATCAAAATTAGCATCGGGTGTTGGTAGCGCTGCAAGTGGGGTTGCCAGTGGAGTTTCTTCTCTTTCTGGATCAATTCTTTCCGGACTTGGCAAAGCTCTCCCAATTGGAATAGCAGCATTACTTGCAAAGGTGTTGCTATGGGATAATATGAGTTCTATTACCCAGGATCGGCTATCAGGTGCTTTTGGTAAATTGATGGAAAAGCTGTTGGCCCCTGTGAAAGCCATGATTGGCAATATTACTTCAGGGTTCAAATCTCTTGATATAAAGTTTCCTTTATTTGATGAGTTGTTTGATAGATTTACCAAGTTTTTTGAAATTCTTCAGTCTGGGTTCAAGATAATATCACTGAAGTTTGATTCAATGATGGAGACATTTGGTAAGGACCCCAAGAAGTATGTCAAAGATACTTTAAATCTACTTGGTGATGCAGCAATGCTTGGAATCTTGTCCACTGTAGCTGGTAAAGTTGTATTACAGATGTTCAGAAACCACATGCTGCTCAACAGCATTGATAGTTTGCTTGTGAGGCGAATGGGTGGTCAAATACCAGGGTCGGGTGGTGGGATGGTACCACCTGTTATTGCTCCTGGTGGAAGAGCAACTCCAGCAGCTCCAGGAGGAACATCTACTCCACGAATTCTGGATCAATTTGGAAGACCACTTCCACCATCAACGCTCAATGCTACCAAGCAAGCAACCACATCTATTTTAAGTACAATGGGCAGGATGGGAGGGAGATTGGTTGGTGCGCTAGCAAGTGGTCCTGTGCTTACTCTTTTGGCCGCTGGAGTTCTTGCTTACGATGCATACCAAATTTTGAAGGGTTGGGGTGTTTCGGATAAGGACGCAGAAGAAGCAGTTAACATGGTCTATCCCGAAGGATTCCAAGAGGTAAATCAGCTCTCGGGTAAGATATCCGGTACAATACCCCTCAAACCTCTTTCACAAGATGTGATAGCTGATTTTAAGCGCAAGGATAACCCAGTCACCGACGAATATGGTATTACACGTGCTGGCCCACTTAAGCTGGATGCACAGGTAGCACGGGAGCAAAAAATCCTTAAAGAATACGAAGATAATGCCAGGGCAGTGCAAGAGCAAATAAGATTGGAAGAGGGTAAAGATATTGCTCCATTTGCATTGAGGGATTTCTATGCTGAGTGGGGTAGAATGAAGCCAAACGCACGACGCATAGCTGTTGAAATAATGCAGCCAATAATTCGAACTCTTAACTACGTGTATTATATGGGCAGGGATGGAAAGCCCAAGAAAATGAAGCAAGACGATTACCTGGATGCCATACTTGGAAATAATGGTGTTGAGGAGGTCAGTGCAGAGGATTTACAGAGAAATAGAGATGGTGCAATAACAGCATTAGCTAACTTGACAAGAGAAGGTGAGGCTGGCAAAGCTGGATATAATGCTATATTTGAGGATGATAGGTTGAAAGGTATGCAGTTGCCTGGTGGAAAACAAGTCTCTGAGCTCACGATGAGAGAGGTGATGCAGGTTCAAACCGAAATGCTCAGCAGAACAAAAACAGGTGGAGACCCTCATTCCCCTATAGGTGGTTACCAGTTTATTAAATCTACTTTGTTTGGTGGCAGAGTAAAAAACAAAGAAACAGGTAAGTACGAAGATGTTAAAGGTATAGTCAAAGAATCCGAGATGGATAAGATATTTAATTCGGAATTCCAGGATGAGTTGTTCAAACGCATGGCTAATAAAAATCTAGAAGCCTTTTTGAGTGGACAAATAACCAAAGACCAGTTTAAAACCTACATGATGAATACCTGGGAGATATTCCAAGGTAAAAATGCCAACGCACAAGTATTTGCAAAAAAACTAGATGCAATGCTTGATAGTCCGGAGATCATGCAGGCTAGTGGCAGTACACAGGACTCAGGCACCAGAACAAAGGCTCAAAGAGAAGCTGAAATTAAGATGTATGAGAAAAATATAGACAGACTAATGAAGGATGTCACAAAGCCGCTAAGCAACACAACTCCGATGACCATACGTGGAGAGAGTGTTGTTGGTATGGCAAAGGACGCTGTTGAGAACGCTGGAACCAAACTATCTGATTTTTTCTCAGGTGTGAGAAAGAGTGTGAATCCAGAAGACCTAACAAATGATTTAATTAATACTCTTAATACAATAAACACTGTTCGTAATGCAACAGAAAAACCAAAATCTGGTGAACAAGCAAGTGTGAACAACATCATTACAAACAACTATAACAGCAATTCAGTGGCTTCTGGTGGATCTAGAAGTGTTAATCCAGTATATTCGTTAGACAGAACTGCACACAGAACTCTATCAGGGTTTGCATGAAAAAAGGGGCCTAGGCCCCTTTCTTTTTAGTCGTTGATTAGTGACTTAAACGCTTCAAGATCTTCATCTTCATCCCATGGGGCATCTGCCTTAGGTTTAGAAGCTGGCTTAGCGCTCTTTACTGGCTTTGCCATCTGCTCAAACTCTTCTTCACTATCTTCTTCAATAGTACGCTGAGAAACATTCTGTACAGATTTAGCAGCACCACCATCAAGAGCTAGTACACGATATAGCTTTTGCTTCAACTCATCGTATGGCTTAAAGTGCTTATCACCCAAAAACTCTTGCAACGAGTGTTCCTGCTTCCAGATTGACTCTAGTTCAGAATCATCATCAGAAAGAGGACCAGCAGTATCAAACTCAGACTTATCGTAATTACGATAGCCTTCAACGTTACGAATCTTCAGTTTAAAATTAGCACCAGTCCAAAGATCAAATGGATTGATTGGAGCTTCATCTTCAAACTCTGGATTCATAGCAGCATTCAGCTTATCAAATATCTTCTTGCCATATTTAAACAAGAATACTTTGCCTTCGTTTTCTGGATGTGCTTTATCACTGACAACATAGATGTTTGAGATAAAGTTTAGTTTACGCTTTTGATTGCGTACTTGAGTCTTGTTTGCTTCGATACCAGTAGCCCAAAGCTGGCTGTTGTACTCAGATACGGGATCAGCTTTACCAACCGTAGTAAGTGAATTCTCAATATACCATTGACCGTTAGGTCCTTTGAAACCGTGATTAAAGATGCGAACAAACGGGACGTCTTCACCATCGGGAGATGGCAAGAAACGAATAACAGCATATCCATTACCAGACTTATCTACTTCTGGTTGCCAGAAGCGATTATCGGCTTCACGACCGCTTGCACCCTCAGGGTTGGCTAGCTTGGATACTTGTTGGGTGATTTTGTCGAATGACGACTTAGAAGACTTCTTGAGACTTGAGAAATTTGACATCGTATTTTCCTTATATAAAACGTGTTATGTGTATTAGTTTATCCACAGACTAATGATGTAATTGTACATTGCTCTTCGTGTTGAGTCAACATACTTCTATATTTATCTTCCTCATACTGAACAAATGGGGAAAATTTCAATAATTTATTGTATTCGCTCTTCCACACAGGATCTTTCAGCATCTCGTTCCAGTACATGAACATCAGACCTTTCCAAAGACCGTTCATTATGATCAGAGTTTCAATGCAGATCTCTTTTGACAAATACTTTTTAAACAGCTTAGGATGCTGACCTTCAACAACCCGCATCTCCTCTTTCATTGATCCAATGTTATCAAGGTCGTTTTTGAACACGTATGACAGCGATTGCTTGCGTTTTAACCATTCTCTATACTGCTTCTCAGCAGCCTGCTCGTTAACAAGGTCACCCACCCAAAGATCCCCGTATGCAAGGTTTGCAACGAGGAATCCTTCAATGTCTTTGTGCTTTGCTAGCTTTGCAAAGAAGTACTTGTCGTTCCTCTTCTCAAATGCTTTGTGTGTTGTGCGAACTTTACCTTGGTACTTAAAATAATCATACGACTCTGAATTGAAGTGTCTTTTCAGAGCACAGTATACTTTGTACGCATCATAATCACTCATAAAGGTAGTTTGTGTGTTTTTGGCAAATAGTTAAGTTGTTCAGCTTCGTCTTGGATCAATGCTTTCAGCTTTGCATTATTCTTAATTAACGAGGCTGCTGTTTCAATATCAACACCGTTCTTCTCACAGAAGTATACTACTGCATCAATATACTCCATTTTCTTATGTTTTACAAGATCTTCAATCTCCTTAGAGAACTCCACTATGCTTACAAAATTAAGATCTTGGATCATGCTTCTTCCTGGAATAAAATATATGTTGGCCAATGCGAATTTTTTTACTTAGTTTCCAACCTGGACTAATGTATGCTGCATGAAAGAATAACGATCCTTTGCTTGGATCATATATCTTATTTTCTGGATGGGCAGCAGCAATCTCACGAGCCATATTCTTAATCCGTTGAAACTGGATTAGGTTTGTAATTTGCGGGTTCCTACCAAATATGCACACCCAGGAAAACTGACAAGTGGGTCCAGTACGTTGGTAAACAACTTCACAAATTGATTTTGGAAACTGTGGATCTTGAACACGATTCATCGTAACGAATCCCACTGCTCTAATGCCAGCATCTGGTTCATTCCTTGCTTCGAAGTACATATTCTTGGCTAAACATTCTATTTGCTTATCAGGTACAGAAACTAATTGCTCTTGAGCATTGAGTTGGTACTCTACCATCTCGTCAAGCTGATTGCTAGCAAATACAAGTGAACATAGGCCAAGAAGTGTGATTAACACTATCTTTTTCATGTTAACTTCCTCTTTGTAATTTATTGAATTTTGTTGCGGAACAGAGGTACTACTCTCAGTTACTAGATTGTTAATAGTCACGATGTCATTCCTATCAAGAACTGCTCATGCTGTATTGGACCAATGGATCCTATTGTAGATGAATTTATTTATAATTATTAATTGGTGGCTGATTGAGTTATAAGGACAGCCACCGAAACCCCATCTAGAGCTTAAGCTGCTAGAGCGTACTCGCTATCATTTGCGGTTACTTGTTTTGCTTGATTTACGGTCATCGCCTACCGTGTTGCCTTCTCTACTATCTCACGCTGTCGAAACCTGGTCATCCCCATCAGAAACACACTATACAACAGGTTTAGGTCTGCTTCTATATCCTGTTACGGCGTAGTATGAAGTTATCTCTAGACCTCAGCCGTAATATGTTTCTGGTGGAGATGGAGGGAATCGAACCCTCGTCCAACATGCCTTCGCTTTGAAGGGATTACAACAATTCTTTACAACTATTTATTAACGATTTGCAATATACATAGTGATTTCGAAACCAAAACGCATATCTTGTGCAGAAGGTGTAGTCCAAGCCATTTTATTCTCCCAGTTAATTAAATAATGACACAATTGTGCCACTGTTATTATCTATCCGAATACCTAGAAATAACAATGGGGAATAACACCATTTTAGTGGCGTTATCCCCGCATTTTCACGCTGCTTCAGCCATCTCAACAGCAGTCTCAAGAGCCTTCACCTTAAGTGCTTTGTTAGGACCGTACCAAGCAGATGTCAAACGACCTTCTTGAGTACGACCAATAACATGGTCGGTCAGGAATGTAACAGCGTTAAACGCTTGCCACCAGGAGCCCTCAGCAAACTTAGCACCAGGTTGCTCATGCAAAGCCTCCAGAGCCAGAGTTGCAGACTTCGACAACTCCTTTTTGATAGCAGTTTCTTCGTTCTTAGAGCGACCGTATGCGTTAACAGGGAAGATACGGTTGAAGTACTCTGTAACGGATTCCTGCTTGAACTTCTTGGAACCCAAGAACTTAGCCATTTCCTTGT